GCCGTCGCGGACGCCCCACCGAACTGCTTGTCGATCCGGTCCATCGCCTCAGAGAAGTCGATGGTCGTCTTCTTCGTCTTCCCCTGCGACTCGCCAAGCTTGATCTGCGCCTGCTCGAGGCGGCCCATCGCGTCTTTCGCCTGGTCCGAGTGCGCGCCGTGCTCCGCGATCGCGCGCGTCACGTCCCGCTGCGCCTTCTCCAAACCGATCTGCGCCTTCTCAAGCGCGGCGCTGTCCTTGACCGAGTCCTGCACCTTCACGCCCAGCCGCGACAGGCCCGACACCTGGCCGTTGTACGCCTTCGCCAGCGCAAGCGACACCTGCTCGACAGGCTTCCCCGTGGCCGCCGAGATGTCGAGGGCCTTCTTCAGGAGGCCCTGGGCCTTCGACGTGTCGTGCGTCGCGCCGACGAGCTTCATCATCGCCGGCCGCAGCTTGTCGTCGGTGACGCCCGTCGCCTGCGCCATCTTCGAGATCCACGACTCGGTCTGCTCGACCTGCTTACGGGTCGCACCCGTCGTGTTCTGCAAGGTTCGCGCCAGAAGCGCCTGAGACTTCTCGTCCTCGGCGGCGTTCTTCGCCATGCCGTAAAGCGCCTTGCCCGCAGCCAGCGCCATGCCGCCCAGTGCCGCACCGACAAGCGCCGCCTTGCGGTGAATGTTGTCCATCTTGCCGGCCGTGCTGTCAGCCGACTTCCCGGCCGACCGCAGCGCAGATGAGACACGGTCACGGCCAATGATGTCGATGAGGACCGACGCGTCAGCCACGGGCGATCCTCCTAGCGACGTCCTCGAGCGCTTCCATGACCTCGCGCCGGACCGGCGCGATCACCTCGTGCGAAGACATGCCGTTAGACCACCAGCCCGGCGTGATGTCCTGCGTCACCCAACGATCCATGTGCCCGAACACGGGGCGCCGCAGCTTGCCCCTGTCCATCGCCCGCAGGTCGTGACCCTTCAGCGACGCGACCAGGCGGATGCCGGGGTTGCTCGCCGAGGTCCGGGTGCGGACAGACACCTTCGCGCTGTTCGCGACCAGCTCGTTCAGGCCGCCCGTGTGCGGCAGGCCCTCCCGCGCCGCCTCCTTCGCCTTCGCCTTCAGCGGCTTCCCGGCGCGCTGCAGCGCGCGCATCAGCTCACGCTTCAGCTCAGTGTTGCCCTCGGTCTTGAGGTGCTTAGCGATGCGGCCCAGCTCGTCGGCGCCACGAACAGCGAAGTCGTCAGTCACGCCGTCTCCCTCACTAGGCCGACAGCCCGAGCGCGATGCGCAGCTCGACCGTCTCCGCGTCCTGGCCCACCGTCTGCGCCTCGACCATCCCGAGCGCCAGGTCGAGCGCCTCGATGCTCGGCAGGTCGCCCTCAGCGCCGGCCGCGAGCAGCACCGCGCCGACCTGGCGCTCCTGCTGCACGCGCTCGACCAGCAGCGCGTAAGCGACGTCGCACACCTCGGCGAGGCTCAGGCCGAAGCCTGGACCACCATCAGCGCCAGGTCCGGCCGGCCCTTCGCCTCGAGCCGCTGCGCGACCGGCAAGGATGAGCCGGCCTCTGATCTCGTGTCGCCGGTCGACGGCCCACCCAAGGAGTCGGATGGCTGCTCGGTAGGGCGCTCCGACACGGCCTCGATGACAGCGGCGACGACGTCACCGAGGTCGTCCACGGTCTGCCGGTTCGCCTCTGCGGCCGACCAGAACGTGTCGAAGTCGTCGGCGTGCACGACCGCCCGGCACATCTGCTCGAGCGCGTCGAGCATCTGAACCGGCGACGACTGGTCGCCAGCAGCCTCACCGATCCGCGCGAGCCGCAACAGCGTGATCTCGGACAGCTCAGGGTTGACCCGGATCTCGTGCCCGAAGTAGCCGAAGGTGCCGGTCGGCGCCTCATGCGGCGTACCGAAGTTGCCGAGCGACGTCATGCCCGGCTCGCCCCCGCGTAGTACATCGAGAACGGCTTCCCCGACGCCGGCACCTCAAGGTTGAACGTGCACGGGATCAGCGCCATATCGGGGGCCTTGCGGAACGCCGACTCAACGGTGCCGCCCTGGATGGTCTGCGGGCAGATGAGCCGCACGGTGTTGTCGAGCGACTCCCACCCGACCATCACCCGCACCTCGTTCCCCGGCGTCGGGGGCTCCACCGTGTAAAGCGCGGTCGCGCCCGTGCCCGACGTCGGCGTCGCTGCGGACGGGCCACCGTTCAGGGCGCGCTTGTAGTTGGATGCGCCGACGCTCGCGAGGCTGAACGCGATGTTGCCGTTGCGGCCCGTGGTCGCGTACTTGATCGGGTCGAAGAACTCGGCGACCGTGACCGCCTCGACCGACGTCTCGTAGGAGAACGTCGAGCCCTCGGCGGTGGCGCCCAGCGGAATCCACGCAGCAGCCCATGCGTCGGTGAAGACGCTGCCCGCGACCGTGTTCGTCGGGAACGCGGTCGCCAACGGGGCGATGAACAGGTAGCCGGCGTCGGTCAGGACCGACGGGGTCGCGACAGCAGCGGGGGCCATGGCTCAGCCTTCCTTGACCGCAGCGGCGGTCTTCGTGTTGGCGCCGACGACACTGTCCTTGCTGACCACGCCCGACTCGACGTGGCTCACCGGGACCGGGTCGCCCGCGTTGAACGCACGCGCGCCGCCGATCTCGATCGGCTCCTTCGCGACGTAGCGGCCGTACTCCTGTCGGATCGCCTCGGCCTGCGCCTCGGCCGTTGTCTCAGACATCTGGGCTCCTTCAGCCTGTCATCAGTGTTGAGTAGTGGACGGTGAATGTCTGCCGGACGATGGCGCCGGAAGCTGTTGACTCCTGCCGCAACGTGAGGCGGCCGAGGACACGGGCGAAGGAACCGTCCTCCGCGCCGGGCACGAGCACACCTAGCGACGGGTTCGCCGCGAGCGCCGCGTCGAGCAGGTCGAGCAGGTGGTCGACGCGCGCGACCAGGGCGGCGCTGTCGGTTCCGCCGGTCCACGCGGTGAGGGTGCAGGTCACGTCGCCGCGCTCGTCGACCCAGCGGTTGCCTAGCTCGCTGATGACCTGTTCCGACTCGACGCCGTCGCCGTCGTTGGACGGGTCGAACGCGACAGTCAGGTACTCCGTCGGGGCCGCCGAGGACGGCTTCGGCCCGACGTACACAGCGGTCGGCTCCGCGGCGAACGCGGCGGTCGCCAGCGCGGCGAGCGCCGGCACGACCTGACCGATCGCGCTAGGCAACGACCGGCACCATGTACGGGGCGAGCAGCTGCTCAGCCTTCCACTTCGCCAGGCCCAGCGAGTCCTGCGCCGGGTCGCCCTCGCCGCCCGCCGTCACGTCGCCCTGCATCAGACCCAGGTCGCCCGGTCCGCGCTGTGAACCCCAGAGCGCCCTGACCAGCTCCTTAACCGCGAACCGCACTGGCTCAGGCACGACCGCGCGGCCAGCGACATAGGTCACCGTCAACGGGTAGCAACCGAAGCCGGCACCGTAAGCGCCGGGATTGACGACCCGGTCGTCGAGGTAGACCGACCCGACGTCATAGGTTGAGCCGTACCCGTAGGCGCCCGCGATGCTCGTCAGGCTGATGACCGGCTGCGACAGGAACAGCTGCCCGCCCGACGGGGTCACGACATCTGTGACCGTGCGCTGCGCAACCGCGCCGATCCGCGACTCAACCCACTCCGACGCGACCGCGATCGCCGACCGCAACTCATCGTCGCCGGTCCTGTCGTCGTCCGGAATGTTCAGGTGCGCCTTCGCCTCCGACAGCGACACGATCGCCCCGGTCAGCTCCTCATCGACGTTGAACACGTCCTCGAGCGTGCGTGCGTTCGCGCCCGTCGCGACCCAGCGGTACTCGTGCCGGCCTACCTCTGTCGGGGTGAAGTCGTAGTCGTAGACGCCCGTCGACGTCGGTGCGACAGGGTCGATGACGGTCGCCGTGGTCGGGCCGGTGATCGTGAGCGCCATGTTCCCGGCGTTCGCCAGCGCGCCCGCAGCGTCGCGGACCGTGACGGACAGGGGCAGCGGGTCGCCTACGTAGATCACAGCGCCTCCATCACGACAGCGCCGCCCACCAGGCGACTGACACTGGACCCATGCCGGACAGGTTCGCGGGGGCGGTGGTCGTCACGCCCGTGTTGGCGATCCCGAACCGCACCGCCGAGCCGGACAGGCCGACGTTCGCCACAGCAGAGCCGGCCGCGCGAGCGAACGACGGCAGCGTGGTCCCGTTCGACCAGCACGCCACGAGGTAGTCACCGGGGTTCACCGTCTGCGCCGCGCTCAGCGCCATGATCTTCGGGCCGGTCGAGACCCACGCCGAAGCCTGGTCGGCGGTCGCGGACAGCAGCGCGCCCGCACCTGTGTACAGCGCCGCGAACGACTGGCCGGCGGTGAGGGTCGCACCCGCGGTCGTGACGTACAGAACCACGTTCGTGATCGTGCGGCGGCGGCGCACCCGCAGGCGCACGAAGTTGACGGTGCCGCCCGTCGCCAGGATCGAGCCGTTGACCGCGAGCGCTGGGTCATAGGCCCACTCGAGCAGGTTGTGATCCGCTGGCAGCGCGGTCTGCCTGACAAGCTCGGTGTCGTTGCCGTACTCGTCGCGGGTGGTCAGCACGCCCGACACGGCGGCGGTGCGGACGTAGCCCGCGGCCGGCGTGCTCAGCGACCCGGCGCCCTGCGTGAGCACACCGTCCGGCTCGACCGCCAGCACGTCTGTGCCGTTGTTCCGAGCCCGGATCAGCTTGCCGGTCGTGCCGCCGTCCGAGGCGTCGATGTAGAGGCCCTGCGCCGCGGTGCCGCCCTTGCCGTTGCGCACGATGTCGAGGCTCAGCGCCGAGGCGTTCGCGTCGTCCGTACCGCCCGGACCGGGGTTCTTGTGGCTGACCTTCAGCGTTCCCTTGCCCGCCTCGACGCCGGTCACCTGCACGGCGCTCATGGCGGTGTTCGCGGATACGGCGTTCAGTGCGCTGTTGTTCGTGCCGCCGTCTGTCGTGACCTGCGTCACGAGCGCATGATGCCCCGCCGTCGTGCTCGAGGTCTGCACCGACAACGCCTGGTCGTCGTTCTCCGTGACGTTGACGCGGCCGGTGAACGTGGCGCCTGTCAGCGCAGCCACGCCCGACAGGTCGACATCGCCCGAGACAGGCGGAAGGGTCGGTGCCGTGACCGCGGCCGTCGTCACCCAGCCAAGCGCGTCGTAACGGTACTGAGCGACCTCATCCTCTGGCACGACCGCACCGAACGCGTAGGCGACCGACCCGTTCTTCTTGATCGGCCGCGTCGCCTGGTAGACCGCCACGTCAGCCTCCCGTCATCGAGGAACCGGCCAGCTCGCGGGGCCGCATCTGAGCGCCCATGCCGGCGCGGGGTGCCATGCCGGCCGCTGGGGCTGTTCGTGGCCGCAGCGTCGCGCCGGGCCCCTGTCGTGGGTTCATCTGGCCGGGGGTGGTCGGAGGGGTCGCCGTCGCGGACGCGGACAAGGTCGCCAGGACCGCGAGGTCGGCGACCGCCGGCCTCGTCACGGCCGCCGTGGCGGTCAGCGTGGCCGTCGTGACGGCGGCCGTGTCGATCCTGACGTTGACGGTCGCAGCGGCGGCCAGAGCATCGGCGGTGATCGCCGCAGCGGCGACCGTCCGGGTCACCTGCGCTGCGGCCGTCGCCGTCGCGACGTCAGCCAACGAACCGGACACGGGGCGAGTGACAGCGGCAGTCGCCACCAGGGACGCCGCCGTGGTCGTCGAGCCGGACCCGAGCTGCCCGGCGGCGGTCGTCCCCGAAGCGGTGGTCGCGCTCGAGGTCGTCGTGTTCCCGCCGGACGAGGTCGACAGGGTCGCAGCAGCGCTCAGCGACGCCGTGGTCGACGTGGCGCTCTGAGCGGACCTGATGACGGCAGCTGCGGCCGACAGGGTCGAAGTCGTGGTCGTCGCACCCGATGCGGGCCGCGTCACGGCCGCAACGGCACTGGTCGACGACGTGACAGTCGTCGAGCCGGACGCCAGCCGGGTGACGGCAGAGTCGGCGGTCGCGGTCGCGGTCGTGCCGGTTGTGCCGCTCCCGAACAGGCCGCCCGCCGTGGTCGCATCCGCGCTCAGCGTCGCCGTGGTCGTCGACGTGCCCGTGACACCGACCGTCAGCGTCGCATCCGCGGTCAGGGTCGACGTGTCGGTCGTCGAGCCCTGCGCCGGCCTGGTGACCGCGGCGGCAGCAGTGAGGGTCGCCGTGTCCGTCGAGCTGCCCGACGCCGGCCTGGTGACCGCCGCAGCCGCCGACAGGGTCGCCGTGGTCGTCCGCGTGCCCGACGCGGGACGGGTGACCGCCGCATCGGCGTCTGCTGACGACGTGACGAGCAGGTCGGCATCAGCGGTGACCGGGGGCGCGCCCGCATCCGCCGGGATCGGACCGTATCGGAGGGTGCCGCGCCGCGCGATCCTCACGCTGCGCGCCTACGCCACGACCGGCGGTGCAGCGTCGCCAGGTGCTTCGGGTCGGACCTGTACGGCTGCGGCTTCGCAGCGCCCCCGCCGCCGCCAGCGGCAGCGTCGATGATCTCGAGACTGAAATTGGCGTACTGCCCAGTCTGGCTCGTGGTCACCGACATAGCACCGCTGGCGCTGACGCTGGGCGGGACGATGTGCGCGACACCGATGTTGCCGCCCTGCGTTGGCTGCAGGTCGACGTCCTCAGTCATCGCGCCCCAGTTGGCGGTCGTCCAACCGGACTTAGTCGTGGAGTTGCTCGTTTGCCCGAGCAGGTACAGCACCCAGCACGACGTCGTCGACGGCGTGAACGACGGACCCTGCGGGGTCGTCGTCGCCGTGCCGTTCCCGAGCGACTGGGGTGCGCTGTCCCACGGGTTGCCGGAGGTGCGGACCCCCCGGTAAGCGAACACAGCGCCAGCCCACGCGCCGCCGGTCAGCGACCGGCCGAGGGTCGGTGCTCCGTCCCCGGCGACGAACCTGCGCCACGCGAACCGGCTGCAGCGGGTCGTCGCGTTAGGAGTCGCCGGCCCTGCGGTCCACCCGGCAGGGAACGTGGTGTCCCCGCTCGTCGCCCCGTAGGTCGACAAGCAGATCATCAGGTCGTTGGCCGCCAGGGACGCGGGAAGCGCGGGTGCGAGGCTGGTGGCACCAGACGCCGCGGTGGCGACCGTCCCTACCCCGACGTAGGACAGTGCCACGGCCTATTCCTCCCAGACCACTCCGACTGTCACGTTCACCACAGCAGCGGCGGTGAGCCGGAGCCGCCAGAACCCGGACAGCGGCAAGATGATCTCCTGCCCCATCGGAGCGATGTAGTGATACCCGGTGGTCGGGCTGATCCGGTGCACGATCACCGACGCGTCCGCGGTGCCCGCACCCTCCGTGGACGTGGAGTGCTTCACGGTGCACGCGGCGGTGCCGTCCCCCGCGTCGACCTTCCCCGCGGTGCCGGTCGTCGCCGTCGTCACCGCGCTGCTGAACCGGCCTTCCTCGACCTTCACCGGGACAGCGGACGCGGACACACCGTCGAAGTCGACCCACCACTCCTTGATCGTGCAGCGGTCAGCAGCGCCAGGCGAAAGCTCAAGGCAGGTTTTCACCGTGGCGGCGGAAAGGGCGATCGCGTCCTGGCTGAACCTGTACAGCCCGGTCTGGCTCACGCCGCACCATCCGCGTCGGTCAGATCCTCGATGCCCAACGTCGTACCGTCAGGCGGGATGCTGTGCCGCGCGATCCGCCGGGTCGTCGACTGGTGCCACTTCGGGCGCTGCGCCTTCGGCAACGCCTTGATCTGGTCCCTGAGGTCGCGGAACGCCTGCTCATGCGCCAGGTCCACAGCTGCTCCACGTTCCTCGGCGCTGTTGTCAACCGGAACAGTGGTCGAGGTGGCAGTCAGCGGGCCAGCATCGACCTGCACAGTGACCGACCCTGGGCTCGGCGTGTTCGTCGTCGTGACCTTCGTCTTCACGCCGTCCGTCAGACCGAGGTCGAACAGCTCAGCGACGAGGGCGTTCGACCGCTTGCTCATGCCGCGATCGGGGTCAGCGCGTGAGTGTGACTCGACAGCGTGAACGTGTCCCCGTTCGTGACCGCCTTCGGAGTCGTCAACGCCACCGAGTAGAGGAAGTTACCGGCCGTCGACGCATCCCAGAACGAGACGTGGGAGATCGTCTCATTACCCGCCGCCCACGACGCCCATGTCGGCGTGTTGCTGATCGCCTTACTGCCGGCCGACGCTGCCGACCACGTCGCCGCCACGCGCGTCGTGTTCGCCGACGCCGCCGTAGCCCCCGACGCGCCGGGGTCAGCTGTGTGCAGCTTCACGAACGAACCGGCGGGCGCGGTGAACGCGGTCCCGCCCAGCATGTCGAGCCACTTGTTCGCGAGGTTGACAGCACTCAGACCGACAGTCACGACATCTCCTTCTCATGCGGGTAGCCCGGACACACCTCGCCGGGATGAGTAGCGAGGCACTCCTCGGCGTGCTCCGGGCGGGTGACCTCGGCGTCAGCGGTCAGGACCAGCTCGAAGCGAACCACGTCAGCCATGACGCCCCTTCTGCTTTGATCAGGTGACCCAGGGCAGGGCAGCTCAACGGGGGGGGTGGGGAACCGCCCTGCCCTGGGAGGGGTTACTTCTTGCTGGCGCGCGACGATGAGACGGACTTGTTCTCCGCTGACCCGCTCGACTCGGCCTTCGCCCGCTCGAGGACTCGTCGCGCCATGCCGGCGTTGACGAGGTCCGTTGCGCGCGACCGCGAGACGATGACGACGTTGCCCGTCGCGCCCTCTGGTGCGTCCGCGACGAGCTCGACGTGAGGCAACTACTTGCCCGAGTCCTTGCTGAGCGAGCTGACCGCCGACTCGGCGGCCTTCTCCGCTGCGCTCTGCGCAGACTCGTGCGCCTTCTTCAGCTCGGCGATGCTCGGGTCTTGCTTGACCTCGCCGACACCCGTGTCGATGGTCGCGCCGCGCTTCTCGACGTCGACCGCCGAGACGGCCTGCTGTGCAAACTGCTCCTTGGCCGCGGCGACGGCCGCGTCCTTGTCGCCGATGATCTCGGGGTTGTGCTGGTCGGGGGTGCCGTCCTTCGCGAGCGACAGCATCTGCACCCGGTCGTGGTCACCCTCGTGGGGAACCGCGGTGTTGCCCTTGGCCTCAGCCATGACTTCGTTCTCCTTCGCGATCAGGCGGTAGCGGTCGTCTGGAAGACGCGCACGGCGTTGGCGTCCTGCATGGTGCCGTCGGCCCGCTCGAAGCCGAGGAAGCCGACCTGCAGGAAGTCGGCGTAGCGCTCGGTGAGCCGGAGCGTGGTGAGCTCGTTCACGATGCGCGCCACATAGGCCTGACGGATGTTGCCGAACAAGACCGACTTGCTCGAGGTCGCCAGGGTCGGCATGTCGTTGTTGATCCGCACGGGGTAGCCGAGCAGCGTGTCGGGGGCGCCGGCCTGAACCGAGGGCTCCCAGATGGGCCGGTTCTGGCTGTCGAGCACCTTGCGGAACGCCTTACGCGCGGTCTGGTGCAGCATGAACTTCAGGCCCGCGCCCTGGCCCGTGCCGTCGCCGCCGTTGCCGTAGGCCGGGTCGAGCGCCTCGACGAGGTCGACGAGGTTGGCGTACTGGACGCCGCCCGTAGTGGCGAACGAGCCCGTACCCGTGACGCCGACGGTCGCCGAGGTAACGATGCCGTCCGGCTGCGCGGTGCCGGTGCCCGTGGTGAAGTGCTGGTTCAGGATGCGCCCGACGCGCTCGCCGAGCTTGCGGGCGAGCCAGGTGTCGAAGTCGGGACGGTCCTGTAGCAGCTGGTAGGACACACGGACGAGCTTCGACGTATACATGTAGGCGTCGAGGCTGGCCTGACCTAGGGTCACATCCTGCTCGGCGACCTGCGTGTTTTCCGCGAGGATGGCACCGACGTTGCCGGTGTCGTCGTTCGTCGGCCAGGGCAGGTTTGCCCCGGTGTTCGTGGTGATGGTCTCGGCCTCGTCAAGCATCGGGCCGTACCACTTCATGGTCTCGACGAAGGTGTCGCGGAACTGCGGCGGGACAGCGAAGCCACCGGCTGAGCCGGTGCCGACGCCCGCGGCGGCCTTGAACTCCTTGCCGTCGACCCAGCCGGCCCGCAGCACCTCGCGCTCTTCGCGCTCCATGTCCTGCTGACCGTTCTTGAGGAACGACATGAACGCCTTCTCGTAGGCGTCGCTGGCGAGCGGACCCTCGGGCGCGTCGTTGCCGCGCGCCGGGGGAACGACGCCCGTGCGGTCGACGGCGTCGTACTGCACGCCGCGCCTCTCGTGCTTCTCGGCGCGCTCGATCGACGCCTCGATCCGGTCGAGGTCAGCCTCGGCCCGGTCGTAGGTGGCGGTCTCCTCGCCGGTCATCTCGCGGTTCTCCGTGAGGGCCCGGTTGTAGACCTCCTGCATCTGATCCCAGATATTGGCCCGCTGCTCGCGGAGCTGCTGGGTGGTGGGCATGCGCTTTCCTTCCGTGAGCATGCGGACCTCCCCGCGCGGCTCCTTGCCGTCGGGGGTTGTGCGGTTCGTGGGGTTAGGCGACCTTGCGGCTGTTGAGCCGGTGCCGGTGGCGCGCTGCTGCACTCATTCCGGTCGGCTCGGGCTCGGTCAGGTCGGGCACGGGGGCGACCGGCTGCGGTGCCGGGGCCTTGTCGCGGCCGGCGTACTGGAAAACGCCGAGGTCGAAGCGGTTCTCGACGCGCTCGGCCTTGTCGTCGGTGCGGTCGGCGAGGCCCGACGCGACCGCCTCGTCGGCGGTGTACCACGTCTCGGCGACCATGTGCGCCCGCCAGTCCTCGGTCGAGCCGCCCGCCTTGCCGGCGTAGACGCTGGCGATGTTGTTCGACAGGTGATCGAGCCGGTCGGCGAGGTCGCGCATGTCAGCGGCGTTCCCGATGCCGAGGCCCCAGGCGTCGTGAATCATCATCTCGGCGTTTCGCGACATCACGACCTCGTCACCGCCCATCGCGATGAACGAAGCAGCGGACGCGGCCAGGCCGTCGACGACCGTCGTCACCCTCGCCGGATGGTTGCGCAGCGCGTTCAGGATCGCGATGCCCTCGAACACCTCGCCGCCCGGCGAGTTAATGTGCAGCCGGATCTCGTCGGTCGTGATCTCGTCGAGCGCCGCCGCAAACTCCTTCGCGGACACGCCCCACTCGCCGCCCCACGAGTCGATCGGGTCGTAGAGCCGCAGCACCGCGGCAGCCCCGTCCTCGCCGACCTTCTGAATCGACGCCTTCACAGGCTCGCGCGGACCCTGCGGGGCGATCCGGCCGTGGAAGCGGTAACGCAGCTCAGGTGTTGGCATCGGCCGGTTCCTCCGTTGGATCGGTGACGGGTTCCGCGGCCGGCTCGACCGGCTCAGGCGTCGAGTCCTCGACGGTGCCCAGCGCGCCCATGTTCAGCGGCCGGTAACGCTGGTCGCCGCCCTCCACGGGCGACATGTCCTCGAGCCCGCGGATGTCGTTCGTCGACAGCACGCCGAGCTCCCACATGGTGCGGTAGAACTCCGCGCGCGCCTGCGAGTCGCCGCGCAACAGGCCCTCGACCGAGTAGCGCGCGTAGACGTTGTCCGGCCGGATCAGCCGCGTGATGCGCTGCTCAAACCGGATCATGTAGCGGCGCAGGTCGAACTTGACCCAGCCGATCGCCTGCTGCTCGAGGCCCGTGCCCCAGGACGTCGACTTCTCCGTCTCACCCATCAGGAACGCCGGGACGCCGAACATGCGGCCGACCTCATTGATCTGGAAGCGGCGCGACTCGATGAACTGCGCGTCCTCCGGCGGGATGGTCAGCTGCTGAAACTTCGCCCCGGAGTCGAGCACGACCGCAGTATGTGCGTTCGCGAGGCCCTTTGCCTTCGCCTCCCAGCGCGCCTTCAGCGCGTCAGCCTGCGACTGCTCGAGGCGCTGCTCCGTCTGCAGGATGCCCGAGGCGAGCGACCCGTTCCCGAACAGCGCCGCCCCGTAGCGCTCGGCGGCCATCGCCAGGCCGATGCCCTCCCGCGCCGCGCGGATCGGTGACACGCCGCAGACGCCGTCGTAGCCGAAGCCGGGAACGTGAAGCAACGTCTGATCGGTGTGCGGCTCGCAGTAGCCGTCCTCGTGGGTCACGCCGTACACCTTCAGGCCCGACGTCGAGTCGCGGCCGGCCTTCACGCACGACGGGTGCAGCGGCCACAGCTCGCGGACCTGTCCGAGCCCGTTCCGCAAGATGCGGAAGTAGGAGTTACCCCACAAGCACAGGTGCCCGTAAGCGGTCTCCCAGACCTCGAACGGCGTCATGTCCGGGTGCGGCTCGTCGAGCAGCACCGCAGCCGGGCCGCGGGTGACCGGCTCGCGCGCCACGTCGCCGCGGCGGTAAGCGTGCAACGGCAGCGACGCGGCCGTGCCCGAGATCAGGTTGACCGCGCGCCACACAGCCGGCATACCAAGCGATGACTGCTCGGACACCGAGACGCCGGAGTGCGACTTCGGGCCGCCGAGCCAGTCGACCAGGGTCGTCGACGTGAGCGGGACCTCTGGGCTCTCGATCGTCGCGGCACGGGCGCCGAGCAGGCCCTCAAGTAGCGTCACGTCGTCGCCCTACTCCGCTGGTTGGCGACCATCACGACCGCGCAGCCGAGGAACAGGACGAAGACGCCGGCCGCGAGCACCGCGAGCGCCGTCGAGATCAGGGCAGCAGCGCCGACAACCAGGCCCATGCCGATCACGACGAGGAAGAATCCCGCCAGCTCGAGCAGGTTGGCCGTCACGTTGACTCCCGTCACCAGATGTTGAATCCGTCGCCGGTTCCGGCGAGGCCGTACCCGTGCAGCGCGAGCGTGATCGCCTTCAGCGGTGCCTCAGCCGGCCCCTTCCACAGCCACGCCTCACGGGACACCGGCCGGGTTGACGTCGACCTGACGGACGTATCGAGCGGCTCCTGCGCGATATGCCGCAGCTTCTCCGTCACCGCCAGGTCGTACAGCGACCCGCACGCCGCCGCGAGCTTCTGCAGCGTGACCTGCTCGACCTCCACGCCCGCGTCCTCGAGCGGCTGCACCAGCGAACCGGCGTGCGAACCGGGGTCGATCACCACCCGGCAGCGACGTCGCTTCAGCAGCGCCTGGACGGCCTCGACGACACGGGACGGCGGGCACTCGCCGACCAGCTCCACATGAAGCAAGCCGTCGTCGCGCGCACCCACCGACCCGATGTAGGCGAGCGTCCGGTCACCCGTGACCTGCACGCCCAACGCGACCGGGCCGGACCCGAAACGCGAATCGGGGTCCAACGTCGCCGACCAGTGCCTCAGCGGGATCGCGCCGCCCTCACCCTCTGGTGCCGGCCACTGACCGACCCCCAGGCGCTCACGGGCGAACTCGACCGCGTCCATCGACCGCTGCTCGCGCGCGATGTGCTCAGCCGAGATGCGGATACCCATGCCGGGGTTCGACCGCGCCCAGTCCTCCACGCTCGTCGGCGAATAGGCCTTCTCGTCGACCGACCACTCCGCGTAGCACAGCGACGGGTCGTTGCCCGCGATCCCCCGCTGCCGGACCCGCGACAGGACCGCCGAATCCTCCGTACCCGCGCTGCCCGTGTACCACAGCTGCGGATTGCCCTTGACCGACTTCGCGCTCATCGTCGGCATCAGCGCGCCGACCACCTTGTCGGGCAGGATCATCGCCTCGTCGAGGTACACCGTGTCACCCGACAAGCCACGGCCGCCGCCCGCGGTCCTCGTCTTGAACCGGAGCCGCTGCCGCGACCTCAGCTCGATACCTTCCTCGCCGTGCGACTTGCTGACCCGCTTCAGCTTCGACTCCAGCCACGCGTTCGACTCGATCACCTCAAGAATGCGCCGGAACGCCTCAAGCGACGTGTCGAACAAGTGCGCCGAATGAATCTGCAGCGTCTCGCCCAGCAGGAACAGGCCCGCCAGCTCCCGCGCCTCAAGGATCGAACCCTTCCCGTTCTGCCGGGACACGACCAGGCCGACCTCGAACGCCGCCCACTTGTGATCCGCGCGCTCAGCCAGAGCCGCCCGGAGGAAGAACGCCTGCCAGTCGTCCAGCAACAGCCCCGCCTGCGCGGCCAGGTCGACCGCCTCGTCGCCGGCCGCGGAGGTCAACGAGGGCGGGACGTGCAGAATCCGCGGACGCTGGTCACCCAGACGCGAGACGTCGTGCTCGGCGAGCAGCGATGTCATCGGCAGGGTCCTTCGCTTCCGACGGGACAGCCTCGGCGACACGATCCATCACGGCCCGCAGCTCGCGGGTCGCGCTCGACACCGACTCGCCCGCGTCGATCTGCCGGGCCAGAGCCAGCGCCGACCGGGTCAGCCAGGTGTCCAGCGACCC